TTCAGTAAAATTGTCTTTTGGTGAAGGGGGATCAGAATCCCAAGTAGATTGATAATCTGCTGGGTTAGGTAAACCAACAAAAGAATAATATGCATTAGATGAATTATTCACCCCTGCAATAAAATTCTTTGCATTCAAGATTCTAATCTGATCCGTAATTATTGCGGCCATTTTGACAGAGTTTTTCTTTATTTATTAGTGATTAGACGATATAGTTTTTGAATTTCAAGAAGTTAGATCTGACAACCATGGTTGATGTTGAAATGCCAGTTCCATCAGTTGCACCAATTCCAGATTCAGTATATGCGGAGTAAGAATTTGTCTCCGTTCTTCCAGTAACATCAATTCTTCCCCAACTAAATGATCCAAAGAAGTCTGATGTATTGATACCAGAGTATCCACTTGCATAGTCATCAACTTTGACGAAGACTCTCTTAACTGTGGTGTCTATTCCAGACACACTAGTAGAGATAAATTCGGCACTGGAAACGTAATAAACATTATCTATGAAGGATGTTCCAACACCAACAGTATTTCCAGATGTATCCAGAGAAGTGACTGAGGTAGATCCAACACCACCATTTGAATTTCTTACAACAAAATAATCATTTGTTGTAAGCGAACTTACTGTAATCGCCGTTCCTGCGATAGCAGAGTCTCTGAGGAAAGAGTCATATGGAATATGTAGGTCAAGAACTAACTGAGTAGTTCCAACTCCAACAGCCGTAGTTCCAAATCCAACAATAATGCCGTTATCACCCTGATATGAATCGACAGTAATCTCTTCTTCAGAATACGTTGGAGGTGCGATGAGAACTGGTGGTGGACTTACGTTTGTATAGGCAGTTCCAGCATTAGAAAGAGTAATGCTTGTTACCACCCCAGCGGTAATGGATGCTGTTGCAAGAGCAGTGGTTCCAACACCAACTGCCTGAACCGTGCTTCCAATCGTTACGACTGGTGCTGATGTATATCCAGAACCACCGTCAGAAATTGATATCGAAGAAATGGTTCCAAGACCAGAGACAATTGCAGTTGCTGCAGCTGCTGTTTTGGACTCCTGAGCGACGAATTTAACTTTCTTCTGGAATGTTAGATCAGTATCATTTTCATTCTGTGGATTGAACATGGGTCTCAGATTATCCACATAAATCGCAGTTGATCCAACACCGACAGACTTGATAATGTATGCACTAGGATTGATAACTGGTTCATAAAGTTCACGATCCTTACCAATAGCAATCTCATCGACAAAGACATCTTCAGTTTGCTTACACCAGATAATAGGTCTATCTAAAGTAATATCATTTGTGTTTCCTGGCCCAAAGTATGGATTTGTGGAAACAGTGCTTGTGGATTTGATATTATCCACGATTCTCTCATCCTCAATAAGAGAAGAAGCCTGACTTCTAGAAGGATCATTCTTGAGTTGTAAGGAGTCGCCTTTCTTCACTGTTTCAATAATATTTCTGAAGATAACGTCTGTGTCACCACTTCCTTTGTAGAATACAATTTCGATGATATCTCCAAGTTTAGGTGCCTCAGTAAAGTTTATGGTGCTTCCACCAGTAAATGTGTATCCTTCTCCTGGAACCTGAAGTATATTATTAACAAAAATAAGAAGCACGTCTTGAACATTAATATTCGATCCTTTTGCAGCGACGATAGACACCGTGTTTCCTGCAAGAGAAAGTGGGAAATCTTTTCTTGCACCATCAATAAATCTTTCAACATTATCAAGAACTTGGAGAGTTCCAAGGGCCCATCCAGCAAATTTATCAAAGATAGTTTTGTCAACGGTTAAAGTAAATTCGCTAAAGGATGATGTTGTTGGAATTCCTGTAAGTCCACCAATAGGTACGGTTAAGATATCGCCGTTACCATATCCGTATCCATTATTTCTAAGTTCAAAGTCAATTACACTGGATCCTTGACCAACAACAACATCTATCGTTGCATGAGTTCCAACTCCAGATGAAGAACTAGAATAAGTGAGATCAATATTTGAGTAAGAATCTGGATCATCTACAACAACATATGAGGAAGAATTAAATCCTGCTCCATCATATGTAACAGTCACGTCTGTGGAGATATTACCAGTTCCAGTCATGATGGTTGCAAAACCAACATGATATACTGAAGTAGTTACACCAACATCGCTATTAGCAACACTTACGTTCACATATCCGAGAGTTGGATTTGTAATGCCGATACTAACTTGAGTTCCAGTTGGAATCTCAAGGGAACTTGTAGATCCAACACCAATTCTGACAAAAGTAGATGCTGTGGAAACAACAGTTACATTTGATTTTAAGAAAGTTCCAACGCCAATAGTAACGTTATTACCAGTGTTCAACAAACTAATGATGTCATAAACACTGTTTGTATCTTCCAGGTAAATTTCAGTAGATCCAACACCAACAGGGCTAGAGGTATCAGTCAGAATCTCATAGCGATTTCTTCCTCTATATCCAGTTCCAGTGTTAGCGATACTGACAGAAGAAACAGTTCCTGCTCCAGATACAACTGCGGTTCCACCAGCAGAAACAAGAGCTTGATATCCAAGACCTTCAGCAGAAGCAACGGAAACAATAATTCCACCCTTAGGATAACTAGAAATTCCAACATCAGATCCGAGAGGAGTTGTCTCAGTTCCTTGGAATGTAATCGTAGTGATTCCAGCTGCTTCATCTAAAGTATATTGATTCACAAGTCCTGGAGTTTGGAATACATCATTAACAAGAATGATTGCGTTTTCCGTAGAAATGCCAGGAACGTCTGAGGCATTTTGCTTCAGAGTGAATTCATTTTCAGTTGCATTAAATTGACTTGAAATATTATCGAAAATATAATTTTTATAGTAAGTTTCATTTGAAGTATTTTCAATACCAGATCTTACAAATGATCTTCCTTGGAAACTAGACGAAGTTGTGATACCAGTCCAGTCTCTTTCATCTGGTGGATTTGTAGTCGATCCAATAGGAGTATTTCCGAAAGGAGCCTCGACAAAGTTGAGATGGTTATCCACAATATTATAATTACCAGCAACTTTTGTAATTAGATCTCCAGTTGCGGCAGTTCCAATCTTAGTTCCCAACCACTCTCTACGAACTCGTATGAAGTTTGTGCTTCCAATACCAACACCTTCAATCTTCATAATTTCATCACCAATCTGAATTAAGTCAGATCCAAAGAACGAGGTTATTCCACTAAACGTCAATAGATTATCAGTATCCAACATCTGATTTGCCAGATGCGATGTAACAGCAGTAGAAACAACTGGGGACTGAATTACATTATCGATAGCAACAATCACCTTGGCATTTTGATTCGTAGAAATAAATCTATGAGATGTACCAATACCAACACTCTCCAACTGAACAACTTGTGGAATTGACTTCAGTGCATTCTCTGCACTAGATGCAATCTTGATAGTATTGTCATCAACTTTAACCGCAAAGAGGTTTTCTCCTGGTAAGAAAGTAGTATCTGCCACACCAACAAAACTGGTTGTGGCAATTCCAACAGCAGATGATGCAGTTCCAACATGAACATATCTCAATTTTTCACCACTTACAAAGAAGTGGTCTGGAATCTTGATAGTGTTTGCACTAACGTCAACGACAGAGCTACTGTTACCCTCAAAATATCTTTCAAAGATTTGTTTGTTTTCATGCTCAAGCATGAACTCTCTCTTAATGTCACTATCGGTTCCTGTATATTCGCCAATTTTTGTTGTAATTGATGAATTTGTAAACGCAACTGTTGATGGTAAAGTCGCATCATCATCAATAGACAGTGCATTCTTAAACACGTTAACTACAGTGTCTATACTTGCATTTGGAGTAAATACCAACGATACAGTTCCTGCAGCAGAAACTCTTGCACCAAATGTCCCTAGTCCAGAAGAAGTTTCAACGTTTCCATATTCGGTCATGTCAACGTCATAATTTCCTGTTCCATCAACATAGTCATCAACAATAACGAGTTCAGAAAGTTGTGTTTCATTATTAGTCGTATCTGCAACCTGAACTAAGAAATATGCTCCATCGTATAAATCAGTATATTCTGAGACAGTTGTGATTCCTGGAGCTCCAGATGCAGAAATACTTGTTGTTCTTCCTTCAAGTTGAGCATGTCTCAAGTCAAGAGTTCCAATTCCGGTGACTGAATCAGTTGCAAGACCAACTTGTACTGTGTTAATCGCACCAGTTGTTCCAATACCAGTTGCAGTTGGAATAAAATCAACCTTAAGATTTGCCCCATCAACATATGCATGATAGGTTCCAAGACCTGTAGCAGATACACCACCAATATTTGTGGTAAGTCTTCCATATTCAGTGATTGCAACATCACTACCATTATTAGTAATGTTGAGTTCAACAGCCTCAAATTCTGTATTAGATCCAATATCTGGATTGATATTGACAAGAACTTTCAAACTAGAATGTGTAGCAGCGATAGAAACAATAGTCTTTGTTACTCCAGACTCTACTTCAACACTACCAGTGTTAACAGTGACAACTCCACCAAAACTTGTGTTTCCAGTTCCCAAGACCTCATCATCAATATCATATGACATGGTGATGACGTTGTAGTCATTTACAGAAGACCGTGTTGGATAGAAGAGAAGTTGTCCATCGGATCCAGATATACTAAATTCAAAAGAACCTTGGTCATATTGAGTCTCAACTCTCGCATACTGATTAAGATATCCTTGTGCATTATCATGCACAACATCAACCAACATAAGTTGTCTCTGTGCTGTATATCTCTTGTCTCTTACATAAGTGATATATTTTTGGAATCTAGTAGAAGCAAGAGTAAAAGTATCGACAACACTGAAAGCCGTAGGTCTTGGATTGCTATTAAATTGACCACTAAGATCGTCAATCGATAGAACTCTGTTTCCAACTGATTCAAAATAGTCAGTTAGAATTCTATTTGAGAATACTATTTCATCAGAAACAACTTTAGAATTAAGGTTCAGATTATTTTCTGTTGCAAGGTCAAAATCATAGAAACAATTGACGCTGGCAAATCCCTGCAGATCATTAACAACGGAGAAACTTGTCAGAGCAGTAGACAGTCCAACAGTCATATTGTTGGAGTTTGTTGTTTCTAACTGATAATCAGAGAACTTCTTAAATCCTAAAGTATGGTTAAGGGAAGAAACCGGTTCATTCCAAGTCTCAAATGGTACGGATGATTTCAGAGAATATGAGAAGTTCTGATAGTAGAAATTATCAGGCATTCTTTGAAGTTCAAAGTTAAGTTCTCCAGAATCATTATCCCATCCTTTTATTACCTTAGATGAGGAGTCTAGATTATAATAATTTTCATAAGATGTAATTGATGAAGCCACACCATGAGCATCAGATGATCCACCTATAATTTTTTCGCCAACTACAAACTTATCGCTGGAAGAAATTAGTAACGTATCTGAACTTGAATTCCAAGAATCAACTATTCCTGTGGCCGAATCAGAAGTTACAACTTCTCCTTTAAAATATTCTCTTGTGGTTAACTGTGGTTCAAATATTGGGAAACTCTTCTTAGCGATGATTCTTCCTGAAGAATTTACATCGTCAAAAACTCCGACTATTTGATTAGACTCTAAAAGTCCAGACATACTATAAGTAACGATGCCAATACCACCCAGTCTTTCATTAACGGCAGTCAGCTCAAATAACTTGTAATCATAATTTTCTGAGTTAAATCCTTTTCCAGTTGATCCGACACCAACACTGATATTTTCAATCAGAACTTTATCGCCAACTGCAAATGGGAATGAGTTTACCGTGCTAAATCCAACAGCAAGTTGAACAGTTACATTTTCAGTAGAGGAGTCGTATGAAATAGTTCCGATTCCAACTCCAGCACCGCTTTGGGTTGGAATTAATGTCGGTTCTACATTATTGATTCCTTTTGTATTCTTCAAGATCTCTACGGTTGGAGATCCGGGTGTTACTTTTAAATCAACGTCAGAAACTAGTTTTTCAGTTCTACCATCAAGAACAACTAGTTTTGGCGGAATAGAAAATCCTTTTCCAAAAGATGTTATGCCAATAGAATCAAAAACAGCTAAAGGTTCTACTTTTACTCTTTGTGGATATAATAAAGATGGTGATAATGTTGGATCAGATGGATAATTATATCCAATATTTTTAATTTTAGTACCAAGTGCCTTTCCGATATTAGAGCTTTCTGCCTCTAAAATAGCACCTCTTCCAGAAACACTATCAACAGTTGTGATTCCGGGGAGAGTTTCATAGTTTCTACCAACACCAGTAACCTCAACTTTTGCTATTGGACCATATGTATGGGTGCAATCAGTTGTATAGTTAATTAAAGCACCGGATGCAGTGGTATATGAAGACGCCTCTGGAACATCTTTTATAGTATAAGTAAATGATGTTGTTGAAGGTGTAGCAATCTTATGAGTTCCTTGATAACCACTTTCTTGGATTTCTAGTTGACTTGAGTTTACAACCTCAGTGTCTACAATTATTTGTTGCTTTACCTCAGGAGTGTCTACATCAGGATTAGCGTCAATTAGATCAAGTTTGTAGTATAAAAACTCTGGTGTATCACTGTTAACTTCAAGAGTAACTTTTGCGCCGGACGATCCAACTGTACCAGATCTAACAACTTCAAAAACTTTACTGTTGTCTGATTTTTCCCAAATTACTTTAAAATCTTTATCTCTGTAGAAATTTAATTCAAAGGCAGGATAAGATTTACCTTGTACAACAAATCCAAGAGATGAATCAGACAAATCAAACGTTACTGTGGAGTCCTTGTAAAGTTTAATTGGAGGATTGATTGGAGATATGGTTCCAGAAGAAGCACTAGTAATATCAACTACGACCGGTTTCTCTTGAGTTGAATCGAAATAAGTGTCTGAAAGTTTGATCGTATTCTGATCAACACGATTTACATAATAGAGTTTGTCACTGGATAATCCTACAGAGGGAACCGTTGCAGTATGTAAGACTTTATCACCACTCTTAAATCCATGAGATGTTAAAGTTATTTCACTATTTGTGGTACTAACTTCAGAATCCGTGAAATCAACGGGATCGACTAAAACTCTTCTGTTGTAATCGTCATATTTAAATGTGATTGACTTAGTATTCTTTGGATTTACTTTTAATGTAATATTGTGGGGTTCACTTAATCCATGTGTCGATGCAGTGGCCACAGTGACCAAGTTTCTATCAACACTACCAGTCAGAACTGTGTGATTTGTGGTGAAACTATGAGTGTCTCCAGTGCCAACACTTCTAAAGAATAGTGTAGTCGATATTGTATTTGCAAGACCAACAAAAGTTCCAGTAGATCCAAGACCAACTCTTATGGTTGCAATTCCAATCAGATCATCATTAATTTTAGCAACAAACAGTGATTGTCCATCTGCAAGAGTGGTTCCTACGCCAACATTTGTTTCATCCTGTACGATGATACCACTTCCACTGGTTCCAGGAGAATACGTTACCTGATCACCAGTCTGGAAATTGTGATTTCTAAGATAAAGTGCTTTTGTCTGAATAAACTTTTGAGTGGCTCCAACACCAGGATTTACAAATGTGATTGTGGTCCCAATCCCAACTCCAGCAGTTGTTCCAAGTCCAACAACGTTTACTGGATTGAAGTAAATCTGTTCGTTTTGTCTATATGAATAATCAGTTTTGAATCCACTATTAACTGTGAACTTTCTAGGAACTTCGTAGATAAATTTACCAATAGTATGAGAGGAACCTGTAGTTCCCTCTGCCTCTCTGAGAACTCTTATTCTAGAGTTGATTTTATCTACATTCAGTACTTTTAATTTTTCATCACCAGTCATCAAGATGTCATTTTCTCTGATCTTGAATGGAGACAAGTCTCCAGTGACTTTGAAGAAAGTAACTATGCCAGTTACGGAAGTAGCTCCTATAGCAACACCAGTAGTTCCAATACCAGCAAACGCAAGTCTATTTGATTGAATTCCAACAGAATAAGATCCTTCAATTTTAGATGACGTTGTAGAAAGTCCAGATATAGTTACAACATCAAAGTTTTTGAAATTATGTGGATTATCCGCATATAAGATGTATTCGCCCTTAGATTCTCCGGGGTAAATTTCTAAGTTTTCTATTGAACTAGTAGCAACACTTACACTAGTAACAGATCTACCTTGAAGTCTCGAAACTTTTGCAAAAACACCATCACCACCAGTTCCGGTATTGTTAAATACCAGATTTTCATTCATTCTATACTCAGTGCCACCAGTGACAATTCCAACAGAAGAAATAGTTCCTCTAGAAGAAGCGGTTATTTGAGATTTTTGAGATAATTTGTTTGGAATGTAAATATATGGATATTCTGAATCATCCTCAATCAAATTATACGGATGAGTGTTTCTTCTATACTCATTTTGTAAGTTTTCAAAAGAATCCGCAGATGAACTTAAAGAGAAATTAAAATCATCTGGAATAGAGTGATAATTGTCTCCAATAATATATGGGAATTTTGGAGCTTTATAGTTTTTGAATATTCCTGAAGTAGATACATCCTTTTCATCAACAGTCATGAAATATGCATAAGTTCCTTCTGGATAATCTGGAGTTATGCAGAATCTACCGTTGTTTTCATCAAGAACACTTTCATCAGTTGAATTAGTGTGACTAAAGTCCTCTACAAAAAATCCTTCAGGGAAAATTGACGTTGATGGTCTATTTGCTTTAAGATCTAAAGTATACCCAGATTTCATCTGAGTTACAACTCCACCACTCTTAGTCCTATATCCATATGGGCCATAAATTGGATTTCCATCGTATGCAAATCCCAGAATTGGTGAGTGTTTTGACGATGGAGACTCTGCACCATTAACACGTTTTAAATCAAATTCTCCAAATGCTGTGGCACCAGATTGGTTGATTGCAAATGTATTTTCTCTAAGTTTTCTAGGTGCATACAAATGCACATATTGTAAATTTTCTTGATTATTAGAATCAATAATCGATCCATCATCTAAAGTAAAATATGGAAGATTTTTCTCAAAAAGATTAACTCTCCAATTTTGAAGATTCGCTCTAAACACAGGTACGTTAAGAGTTGATCCTGCATTTATGACATCAATCGTAGTTGAGGCCTGGTCATATCCGCCACCTGGTTCCACGACAGTCACCGATGTTATAGATCCATTTTCAATAACAGGAACTAAAACAGCACCTACACCGTCTCCATTAACATCTAAGTCTGGAACTGAAACGTATCTAGAACCAGAATTTTGAACGATAACGTTTACAATCCTACCATTATTAACAATTGGAGTTAATTGTGCGTCAATACCAGATTCAATAGTAACCTGAGGTTGGAAATCTAAATTGATGATTTCAGATGACCCATATCCAACACCGCCATTTTCCAAATGAACTGATGTTACCTGCCCTCTAAAGATTGGTTCTATGTCTGCTTTAAAAGTTTGATTGCCGATAGAAGATATTCCAACTTCACCAACAAGAGTAGCTGTTATCGCAGGATAGTTAAAAATGTGAGTGCCAACACCAACAGAGGTTATGTCAACATATTGTTTTGTTCTATAGTAAAATTCTCTATCAGAAGATAATCCAACAGAAGAGAGTTTAAAGGAATCATTATCAATTACAGTCACATAATATTCAGTATCTGCAGAGAGTCCAGAGGCAACAGTTCCACTACAAGTGTACTTTATTTTTTCTCCAGAGTTGTAATCATGGTTGGCGATAGTAATAGAATCACTCGCTGTACTTACCCCAGAGGCGGCAGGAGCGGTCCTTTTCTTAGTTTGATACCCAGAACCACCCGAAGTAACATTAATTGATTCTACTACTGATTTTTTATTGACTGACTGGAGTGAATGCTTTCCTACACCATGTTCAGTGAGGTAGACTGTGTTAATTCCAGATATAGCGTCGGCTTGTGTTGGGTGAAGTCTGACGGTAACGTTATCAATAGTTGATACAAAATAGGTAGAGTTTGTAACGATACCGGTAATACCACTTTGGTCAGATGTACGATATATTACTTGCTCAGCATTTCTAAACTTATGATATGTTGAGAATCCTATTTTTGATTGAGTTGATGCTGTTCCGATTATTACTTTTGCCGAAGCCAAATCTGAAAAGAATTCTGGATTGTGATCAATCAACTTCATGTTGACAAATCCAGTTGCACCTTGACCATTACCACCATCAATTTTTAAGGTGGGTGTTCTCAAGTAATCAAATCCAGGGTCTTTAATTCTAACTTCTCTTAAAGATCCAGAAATTGCTAAAAATCCAGTGGCTCCTGTTCCTACTGAATCATTAATGATTAAATTTGGTGGATTGATTATATCAACATTTTCTCCAGGTGCTAAAACTTCAATATCATTAATTTTGCCATATCTAATTACATCAGTTGACTTATAGTTTAAAATTTCAACACCATTAATTAATATACCAGTTGTTCCTGGTACAGTTGTTTCAGTTCTTTCAGAAGTTTTTGGTGTAGATACCTTTCTAAGAATTTTTTGTGGTTCTAAAGTTTTTGAATTAAACTCATATGGTTTAATTAAACTTTCAGATACAGTTACTGCTGACTCAACAGATACAAACTTTGAATTGAGAATATCATTTCTGCTTTTTGCAAATTTTACTGTAGATGAGTTTACTCTTTTTACAAAGTAAAGTCCATCAGCAAATAATGCATCTCCTCTAACTTTTCTGGTGGCACTGTTTCCAGCATCATCAATATAAGTCTCATCTACAAGAGCAGCAGAATAATAAACAGCATCTCCTGTATAGAATCCATGTTCTACTCCAGGAGAAATTTCAAATTCAGTTCCAACAAAGGTTCCACTAAATTTAAATTCTTTAGGAGATACATTAATTGGTTGTGCATTATAATATGGTAGAGATGGTGAAGACACCAAATAACTATTATCTACAGAACTCTTATAGACGTTCTCTACATCAGTTGAATATTCATTAATATTAGTAAAAGTGTTAGAAACTGCTTTTCTTCTAATTTTTTGAACTTTATACGTTAAGTTTAGATCTAATAGTCCTTGACCTTTTATTGTTAATTCCTTTTCTCCTGTAACAGAAATAACGGTTGTTTCTTTTATCGTACCATCAGAAATAATTAAAGATGCAGAATTACCAGGTTTAAAATAATTTGCTTCATTTAACGTAAGTCTATAAGTATTGTCGGAAGAATCAATAAGTTCTACTTTTGCAACTTTATAAACAGATGATACGTTGTATATCCACTTATTGGCCTTAAAGGTATTGTCAGTACATCCAAGAGTTTGTATATTTACAATTCCTTCTTTTAAAAGACCTTTAGTATCCTCTGGTGCGTTTAGAGAATTTAAGACAGAATTAACTCTGACTTTGATTATTTCACTTTGATCTAATTTAGATCTTCCATATGTAAACGTATTGACACCAACTGTTGTCGAATCAAGTATAATTGTACTGATACCAGTTACACCAAAAAACTGAGTTAATGATTTTGAGGTGTAACTTGCAATTCCAGTAGTTGCATTTGAATAGGAAACATATAATTCTCCTGTAGATCCAAATCCAACTGTAGAGTCAACATCAAGAACTGTGGTGCCTGCAGCAACTTGGCCTATGACTTTTGTAGATGGTTCGACCTTAAAATTACCGTATGTAATTCCACCAGCAGATCCGTCTGGTCGATTAAACCCACCATCATATGACAACTTATAAAAGGATTTTCCATATCCAACTTCTATCTTTTCAACACTCGTAATAGGAGCATAAGATTTCTGAAGATTGTCATCAAACTTGTATGCATCTTGATAAAGAGTTGCATTTTCTAAATTTTCAGGATCACCTTCAATTGCCTCAACAACAAGTTGATTTACAATTCGATATCCGGCATTTGACGGGGTGAAAAGAAAATCTCTTGGAGTGATTAGTTCAACATCTTTATTGTAAAGTGCTTTAAACAATATTTCAAAAGATTTGTTTGTTCCTTTACTAATATAAAAATCTTTTGCTTGTTTTACAAAAATATTCTGATTAAGTTCGGGAGTTAATGTTCTATTTTCAAATCCAGGAGCTAACTGATGTTTTGCTTTTGTTAAAAATTCTTTTAAAAATAAGCAACTTAAATTGGTGATGGTAGCACCATCTTTATGATCGTCAGATGCAGTTTCTTCAAAAATAACTTCTTCTTTGTTAATTTCACTTCTATAAGAAGTTATGCCGACAAATCCTCTGATACAACCAGTAAATGAATAATCTGTCTTTCCAGTGTATGAAATTATTTCATCGTCAATTTTCAGTAATCCATATGAATCTGGAAATCCTTTTGTTCCTGTAGGAGACTCTCCTGGATCGACGTTAATAGTTGTTCCGTAAAAAGTAACGTCACCAGACATTACTGCAGATTCTGTAAGATTTGTTGTTTCGTCTAACTTAATATATCTGTCAATATTTTCAATCAGATCAATAGGTCCACCCTGATATTCTTGTCCCAGGTAATATGACTTTAAAAAACTCTCTACAAGTGGAAAATCTTCCCTTACATAAGTGGGAAGTTGGCTTGCAACGATAGTGTTAAATTGAACTCTATTTTCTGACATTTTATGAATTTATCGTCTTAGTATGAGGATGAACCTGAAGTTGATGTACCTGATGAAGATGTTGTGGTTCCTGAGTAAGAAGCACCTCCTATTGAAAATGATGATGTGCCACTAGATGCCGTTGTAGTCGTTGTAGACGTGGTTGCAGTTGATCTAGTAGCTGTAGATGTGGTTGTGGTTGGTCCACCAGAGCGAACCAGATTTCCGTTAGCATAACTTGAAGATACCACATAATTGGATGCAGATGGGTCAAGTCCCGAAGAAATCTCATCAACAACAGTATCAAAGTTACTGTTACTAATATCTAGTTGCAAATAAAGATCCTGTAATCCGACAACATCGTTTGAGGTTGGACTTGCAGAAATTTCTAATGTTTGAACTCCATCTTTAATTTTTGCGCCAGTAATATTAACTGGATTTAATGTGATAACTCCTGTTGCGTAATTAATCGTACCAACGTTTCTTCTTACTACTGTTGGAGTTTGTGAACCAATACTTGGAACTGTAAAGAAGAAAAGACTTCCTGTAACTCTATTTGTATCGGGAATATCCGAAACATAAACTGGTTGATTAATACCTGCTACTAAAATTGCAGATGATTTGATATTAAACCCCGACATTCTCTTGATATAGATTTCATTACCAAAACCAATCTGATACTCTGCAAATTGATTGATGAGAACTCTTAAATCCCTTCTCATACTTACAGTTGTAATGTTAGACATCACGGCTTCGTGACTGTCATCAATAACTTTCAAGAATTTACTATATTTTAATCTTGCTCCGTACTTATTTAATTCACTAGATTCAGAATACTTAGTGACGTTGTTTTGAACAATTGTAGAAACAGCAGCCGCAGATGGTGCAAGATTCGAGTTGTAATAAATCTTTGAATCAATCTCAAGATACAGATATTTGAGATCTAGGATTTCAGGAACAATTCCAGCAACTGCAAATTTCTTTAATTTGAGTTTGATATTCTCTTTAATCAAATTTGGAAGAAAATCTCCAAATCTTGGTTTAATACTAATGAATACCTTCCCATATTGTGGTGGGACTAACTCTTCACCACCAAAAACAGAGATGGATTCAGTTTCAGGGTAAATTCTTGCTGGGATCAGAGTTTCATAGTCATTTGCAGTTAGTGCTCTGTTTTGAGAGGCATAAATTCTTGGTGCAAACTTCTTAATCGATTCAACACTTTCAATTGGTTCTCCGCCACCAGCTCCAATACCAGTCGATACAAGAGATATACCTGAAGTTACTGTATATTCTTGTGCATTTCGGTTATAGATCAATCTTCCAGCAAAAGCAAACGAACTAACCCCATTTGCAGCATCGCCACTAGATGTAATGTAGTCTACACTGATATAATTGTTGTCTTCGAGTTTATTTCCAAAAATACCATCACCAAATATTACTTGATATCTTTCATCATCAACTTCTTGAAGATAGTAAACCTTTGAATCGGATTTTACGTCAAATAAACTGTCTTGACGTGAATATTTGACACTTCTAGATGATGACTCATTTGGCCTTACCGTGACAGTCATCAAATCAGTGTCAATACCAACATTATCCAGAATAAACTTCTGATTTGGATTTCTATAGTTTTGAGTAAAGTTGGAAGTTAGTAATGTTCCCTCATAAACTGAAATATTGGAAAAAGTTGCAATATTATTGACTACAGGAACTGTAATATCTTCTAAAATACAAAAAACATATGATTGATTGCCAAAAGATCCTGAAGAAGTGACAACTGGACCTTTTTTAAGAGTTATTGTAGAAGGAACAGGAGTTATATTGTTAGTATTGACCTGAAAAGTAACAACAGCTCTTGCTGCTTTTCTTGATTTTGGTAAATATCCAATATTTCTTGCTAAAGATACGACATTTTCCCTTAATGTCGCACTATCGATGAATACCTCATTCGCGACCATGTTCGCGTTGTATGAAGTAATATAGGTATTGTACGCCAGAACGTCAAGAATCGTCGATAAGTTCGATCCTTCAAAATCATAGTCTGTAAAACTAGAATTTTCTTTAAGATATTCTCGGAGAGTTGTTTTAACCTGATTAAAATCTAGGTTAGTGAAATTAGCTAGTGGCATTTTTACCTAGTTTGTTGCAAAACGAATTGTAATTCTTGTGGAGGCACATCTGCACCAATAATTTCATATATGATAGTTACATTAAAAGCATTACTATCATAATCTGGATTCACTAAAACTCTTCTCAAATTAACTCTTGGCTCATAGTTTTTAATAGATTGACGAATCTCTTGTTGAATTAAATTCGCAGAAACAGGATCAATATTTTCAAAAAGAGATTCGCTTATCTTAGATCCAAAATCTTCATCAAAAAACTTTTCACCAGGAGTTGTAAATACGATATTTCTCACTGAACGGGAGATTGCCTGCTCATTTTTAAGCAAAACGAGGTCATCATTAAGAGGATGCCTCTTAAATGTCATACTAATATCTCTAAAACCTTGACTTACCCGTTCTAAAGGCACAAAAATCCAGCGATTATATCTTATTTATTAAGGCATCACTGAGATTTTTACTCATAGAGTGGTTCTGGAGTCGTCTCATTCTCAAAAAATTCAGTTTCTTCTACAGAATCGCGTTTTTTGGGTGTTAAATCGTCATTTGCGATTTCACGAAGCATCTTTTGATGACTATCGTTAGCTAAGTTGTCTAAAAAATCGTGATTTGGAGTCATTTTTCTCTTTTTCAGGGGTCTATGGGGCGATTTTCTTGTGATTTGTACATATCTTCAACTTTTTCTTCTTCAATTTTACGTTCTTTTGACGTTTTCCAAAAATATTCGTCTTCACGACCCATTCCAAGACGTTCAAAACCATTTTCAACTTGATAATATTGAGTCGAAACCTTAAAATCAGGCATTTTTGGTTCAACAGGTGTCAAACTGTTATCATAGATACGCATTCTATTATTAGGATACAGTGCATACTGTCCATTTTCAAGTTCAATCAAGTTATGAGACTTATGCTCAGCTGGATTTTCACTTGTTGCATAATCAACTACCTCAGG